GTACTCATTTCAATAATTGTATCTGAATCATAAATCATTAATTTTTTCTGTTCTAATAATTCTTTTATAGATGAACAACCAATTCTTTTAACTCTTTTTGTCATTGTACAACCTAAAGCATTAGCTTTAATTGTTGATTCAACAAACATGTTTTCGTATTCTATTTCATAATATAAACCATTACATACTATGCCACCTTGGTCATTACTTTCTATAATAACGTATGCTTCATTATATGTTTTTGCATACTTATATATTATATCAGGTAATAACATTGGTGATATATTATTATCTCTAAAAGTAGCTACCTGTTGAAAAGGAGTTGTACTTACATCTATAATTGTAAATGTACTATAGTCTTGAGCTCTACCTTTAGATACATCAACGGTCATTACATAATTATGACCAATTTCTGGCTCAACATATACATTAATGTTTTCTTTATAATATAACGGAGGCCTACTTTGTTGTGCTAATAATGTTGAAGCATCTATTAATGTATTACCTCTACCATGGAAGGTGTTACCAAACTCTTGGTCAAATTGTAATTCGGATGTATTCGCTATTGTTGTTTCTTTCCACTTTTCGTCTCTTCCTGGTACATCCCACCAGTCTACACGAAAAGGTTTAAACTCATTTGTTTCTTGTACAGCACCTTCCCATAGTTTATGATATACATTACCTATACCATTTGCTGTTGAAGTAATAATAACTTTAGTATCAGTACCTGCCGATACCACCGGATATGTTGATGTATAAAATTGAGCATCATTTTCAACAAATGCAAACTCATCAAGGAATAGTAAGTTAATAGAAAGACCCCTGATAGAACTACCCGTTGTTGCTGATGCTATAATTTTTGAATTATTACTAAATTCCAATGAACCTTTATTAAGTGATTTACATCCTGGTTGTAAAAAGAAAGGTAAATTTTCTAGTGCTAAAGTAATCCTAGATAACATTTCTCTAGCAACTGCACCTTTGTTTGCCAATACTGCAATTGTTTTTTCTGGATAGAATATCGCATACCACAATAAAAATACTACTGATGATATTGATTTACCACTTTGTCTACATGCTAATACAATATTAAATCTATTTTCTTTAAACTGTTCAAACATATTTCGTTGATAATCATATAGCTGAAATGGTATTAACCCTTCATCTAGTGAAATAATCTTTACATATGTTTCTGCGAAGTATGAAGGATCCTCCATACATTTTTGATATTCTAAAATTTCATCTTTAGTAAATGATGTTTCAACACCATCTCTTTTGACGTTAGGATTTCCTAAGTAACCTAATTCGTTATTCTTTATCGTTGACATCGATTACTGTATCCTTTTGTAATAACATTCTTTGTAAATCTGTTGTGCTACCTACAAAGACATTGTTATTAGTTACCTTTTTAGCTTCGTCCCTTTCTTCTTTTGTGATATCTGCTTTATCTTTTTGCAGTTTCATTAACTTTTCAGTAGTATCACCTATATCTTTAATAGTTTTTGATAAAACTTCAAAGGCTCGCGGGTGCTCGCTCTCGCGTGCGAGCTCAGCTAAAACATCTAAGGACCTAGTACCGGTTTGTATTAAATCTCGATATGTTCTTCTAGAAAAATCATAATCATCTTTCACATCTTTATCAAGCTTAATCGGTCTGTCCTTTAATGTTGTAGGGACATTCTTCTCTAAGTTTTTCATCATCTTATCTTTATCCATTATTCACCTTCAGTAATTGTTGTTGTAACAGTATAGCTATCAGCAGTGTCTGTATTACCTACTGTAAAGTCCATCTGTTCAAATGTTTTTGTAGCGTTTTCTTTATCATGAAAATCAACATTTATTTCTCTAATAACATTAACATCAGCAGTTGGTCCATAAAACTTCATCTTCATTGTAAAGTCTAGCTGATATATTAAAACTCTTCTTTCAGTAAATCCACCCTCGTATTGATCATCTATATTTACACCACCTAAAATTACTTGTACATCTTGTTTATGATCAAATCCATCTACTGGTTTAATACTTACTGAATATTCAGGCTGAAAGAATGGTAATATTTGTTCTACTATTTGAAGACCATCATCTTGATTTTTTACCATTATATATAATGACATACCTATATTATATGAAGTATAATGTTTAATAGTTTTCTTTTTACTTACATCACTACCATGTGATTCACTAATAACATTTCTTTTTTGTAGTTTTTGTGTTTGGTCTAATTCTAACCCAGTAATCTCAAAGGCCATCCTTGGTAACTTAATAGCTAACGGAGCATCTATACCGGTCTCCTGATCCAATCTTGCTAAAAACTTTTGTTTTGGTCCATAAGCAAGTGGTACTTTAACTTGGTTTAGTACACCTCCTCCTGATGCTTTCCTGATTACTTTAATATTATTAAATAAAGTACCAAAGACCGCAACGGACTTTCTCATTGTAGCGTGATAAAAATGATCTCCAAACATTAAGGTTCTCCAAATGGATTACTTTCACTGAAATCCATAAATCCAGACTCAAAAGCCTCAAAGGCAATATTCTCTGCAGCTCCATCAGATATGAATGCTTCACCTGATTCATCAGCCAATCCATATATTTTTGTTATATTAACGCTGTATCCTGATTCATCACCAACTAGTGGTTGTGTAGCTGATACTACAAAATCTCTAGCATCATTGGAACCAGTGACACCAACATTTTGTAAATAGAGTTTACCTACTGTATCTGAAACTTTATCTCTTGAAGCAACTTCTCCAAATACCACTATTGCTGGAGTATCTCCCACCGCGGCCACTTGTGTTTGCCTTAGTACTTCTCCTACTTTAGGATGGTTACCACCTGTAACTGATACATCAACCACAACTTGGAAACTGCTTTGAGATATCTTATCATCAATATCAGCAACTCCAGTTTCAAACTCTTCATCATTATATTCAAATAATCTACATTGCATTTTATATGTAGGTAAGTTTGATAACTGGAAGAATGGTGAATCATCTTCAACATATGAAATCTCAAAGAATGAGTTAGTCATAGGTAAGAATATTAAATCACCTTCCTGTGGTCTTGGATTTACTCTATCATCAAAACGTCCAATAGACTGATTCCACATTTTACGTGATACCACGAATGTAGCTTCATCTCTAATTTCTAAACCAAATTTGGAATATAAATCCCCGTCTCCTTCAAATCCTTCAACGTTTTCAAAGTACATTTCAATTAAATAGGCGTCATCAAAACTAGAGGCAGGATCCTCTCCTAAAATATTATCACGGTTAACTAAAGTACGAGGTATATAATAGACGTCTTGTCCATATATCTTTAAAGATTCAATAATTAAATCTTCATATAAATTTTGCTCTGACTTTACCGCTTGACTGAAATATACATTTCTTGGCATATATTATCCTGTATAAAAATCAACTGGAGCTTCCCAGTTAAGTCTTGCTTCTTCTTCTAATCTTTCTAAATCTGCAATAGCATCATCGTATAATTGTCTTCCGTTAAATGTAACACCACCTGGCATTTGCATTCCTTCAAACTTCAATAGGTTTAAACCCCATTGTTTCTTAATTAGTGCTGTACAATATTTCTTTAAGTAATAATCGTTATATACATCTGTATATGTGTCAGGATCTATAATCCTATAACATTCAATTACTAGCTTTTCTCCTACAATAACTTCTTCAGACCAATCCATATGAATTGTTAATCTGTTTTTATGTCTTTCAAAGTTAATATGTTTTTCATCTGAATCAACAACCATATCTAATAGGTTTAAATATTCCATACTCATAACATATTCAGATAAACTTCCCATAAACCCTAGGTTATATAAATCGTTTAAATGTATTTGATACCTTACATCGAACATCGAATCGCCAGTTTCGCTATCATTTAAAGGCATAAGTCTAACTACATCTGTAATTAAATCATTAATTGGAATATAACCATTATCGATATCTGTTTGTGTAATAGTATGCGTTAAGAAAAACTTTTCTACTGCATCCTGGTGATAATGTTGGTAAAACTGTAAAGCCTCATCTACTCTATCATCAAGCTGGTCATCATCGATATTTACTTCAATAACAGGTGCGCCTAATGCTCTTAAGCAATAATCTTTGAGTGTATCTTTACTGTTTGGTTTTGCCATCTTAACTCCAAATTGCGCCTAATACACTTTGTACTAAAGCATCTTCTGAACTATATACTGTTGCATTTCCTTCACTATCAAACTTTTCAAATGTTTTACCTCTGCTTTGCACTATAGGTAAATCATCATCTGATGCATCATCAATAGTATCTCTATAAACCACATAGGCTCTAGGATGTGCAGCATTTTCTGTAGCATCAGCTGACTCGTCATATGCTGGAAATACATCTATTCTTTCTATAATAGTTGTTTTTGTAATTGCCATTTTATTCTTCTCCTTTATTTTCGAGGTTATTTATTCTTTCCTCTAATCTATTTATAATAGTTTGTTGTTCTTTTATAGCTTCAACTAATATTGGAACTACTGCACTATAATTAACTGATTTATGTGTTTCATCATTCTCACCTAAACTTGTTACTTCTTTTACAATTTCTGGTAATACTTCTTCTACTTCTTGTGCAATAAATCCTAATTGATTGTTATCTTTATTCTCATCTTTCCAGTCAAACTTAACACCTCTTAATTTAAGTGTTGTATCTAATGCACCTTCTAAATCTCTTACATTTTCTTTTAATTTAATATCAGAAGTAGTAGTAGTTGAATAAGCAGTAACATCTCCTTTAAAGTGGCCATCACCATTAACCGCATTTAATGCAAACATATCACCAACACCTGATTGGTCTGTATATATTTTTAACATTCCAGCACCTGTACCAGTTGCATGATACCATATCACTGGCTGAGGACCCATACCATGAGTAAATTTAATACCCTTTCTCGTAGTAATATTTGTTGTAGCGCCTGGAGCAAATACGGATTGTTGATTAGGATTTATTTTATATGTGGTTGCATTACCAAAATAGATATATCCGCCATCTTCAGTACCTGTTCCTGTTCCTGTAAATTGAATAAATCCAGTTAGTTCTGCACCTTTACCTTTCCAATAATCAAATCTATGACCCGCATGAGCTAATGTTTTATCTCCATACCATTCCCACCAAGCACCTGATTGATTTCCTTTAACTGTATAGGTATTATTATTATCATTACAAGTTACATAGTTATCATCGCCACTAGCATCAACTAACCAAACCATTTTTGGTGAAACAACCTTTGTAGTTGCAAAAATATCATCAGTAGAAATATCGGGATCATTTCCATCTGTATAAGAAGTACTATCACCACCAGCATGAATTTTTGTTGCTGTTATTTGACCACTAGAGATAGTTCCTATATTTGTAAGATTCCTATTTGTGTCAATTATATTAGTACCACCAACATAATAAGATGTACCTATTATGTCACCTACACTATTAATTCTTGTTGTACCTGCAACTTTAAATCCAGATGAGGATTCAATTTCCCCAGCCCCCGCTGTAGAATTTGCATATGTAGTACCAGCATAAATATGCCTTACGTTAATTCCTTGAGCACCACTTCCCGAACTTCCATTTGAACCATTTAAAAACGATATTGTTCCACTACTTTGTATGTTTACGGGATAGAATCTTCTACTACTATCAATTACAGTAGTAGTTCCAATTCTTAGACCACCAGTTTTAATATCAACATTACCAGTACCATTTATTTGGAAAATGTCTGTATATGTACTACCATCGGTACTTGTGAAAATCATTTCAGTATCAGCTTGAGTAGTACCACCATCAAATATCATATTGATTTCACGGCCACCATTAGATTTATTCCAACCTATATGTAATCCATGAGAGCCATTTGTATTAACACCACCAACGTTTGCATTTATGTTTAGGTAATCTGTACCTGCAAAAGTACTTGTATTACTAGATGTGACAGTTAAAGCACCATTGATATTGGCATATCCTATGTTTGTAAGGTTTCTTGAAGCATCAATAACAATAGTTCCTGCAATTTTCAAAGCTCTATTAGAGCCAGTCAAATTTAATGCATCGTCTACTACTGTTGCTCCATTAAGATATGATGTACCATTGTTATAGAAATCATAACTAGTATTTGCCGAACCAACATAAATTCCGGGAGCCTGTATATCGCCACTAGCAGTAATAGTTCCTGCTGTAGTGAGATTTCCGTTAGATCCTATGACAAATTTATTGACAGTCGTTCCAGAGGGTCTAATTCTTATTTCACCAGTAGAAGCTATATATGTGTTAGAGCTAGAGTCCCCTGATATAACTACTGAGCCTGAGCCATCATTGGAGGTGATTGAGCCACTGCTTGTAATAGCCCCACTAGAGATAGTTCCAACTGTCATGTTTCTGCTTTGGTCAATAAATGCAGTAGTTCCCATTTCAATAGAACCTGTAGCAATTCTGACATTTGTTTTTGGTTCTAATATAATATCTGATTGAGCATCTGTAATAGCACCAGCATCTAATCCAAGATAACCACCATAAGTTCCACCTGCATTAGATGATATAATAAAGTCTGAGTCAGCAGTTGAATTGTCAGTATACCCTATTCCCATAGCTTCACCGGATGTATTACCAAAGGTTATTATACCTCTAGCACCACCGCCACCAGCATTAGCAGTATCTTTCAAGGCTATGTAAGGAGATGTTTGTTCTACTTTAACCGCTGTTGCTGTTG